GACGCAGCAGATATATCAATCGGGTCAGATGAAGATACAGTAAGAGCTGTTTCATTGAAAAAGTCTGGTAGTCCTAAAGTACCCGGTCGTGAAGTTATAACGTTTTCACCTGACAGCAGTGCTAATCTATTACGAAAGAATAGTACTTTGTTGATACGTGAGCCTACAAATGATGGCATAGGATTAGTTACATCATCACCAATTCTCCGCACCTGATAATCAAAAGGTCTGACTGTAAATGTTGTTGCGGCTGTACGTTGTATAGCAAGTGGCATATTTGTTAACTCTTTAGCTATACTAGGTTTTGCACATTCGACCCAAGATCCAGAACCATCTTTATCATTTTGACCCTCAAATCGAAGATAGTAGTCATCTTCTTCTGCTCTCAAAGCATTATTAACTTTTACAATATAACCATGCTTACATTGGTTAGGTAAGTTTGATACATCATTTACAGACGACTGAAAACATCTCATTAAATCCTCTTCGACTATATTAATAGTAAAAGGGTTTGCACTAGATAAATAAATACCTGTTCCTATATGTTTACCTGTAATGCTAGAGGGTAAAGCGTCTATAATACCACCAATAATAGTATCAGCAGTAACAGCTGTATCAGAATCAAAAGGGGTAGGAGCTGGTCGTATAAGTCCGGAGTGGTTTCCATTAGCAGTAATTGTAGCATTAACTTCTGTTTCTTCGTGATCTTCCACACGTATAGTATAAGTCGCAGCGACTCCATTAGAACTAGAACCAGTTCCAACTGATGCACCGCCAGCTGCCGCATCTAATACAGCAGTTGTAGTATTACCAGTTTCCCAGCCTTCACCACCATGTAGTAAAATTACCTCTCTGTTGTAACTACATCTATAGTTTTCACCATCTGCTCCAGTACTACCAGAAGCTTGATAATTTGGACTAACACCTTGTTGACCTAGAGTATTAATTCTAAATGTTAAGTTTGTTTTACCGGTATCATTTTTACTAAATACCTGTGTACCAATACCGGGGCAGTGACCTGTACCATCACCTTCGTCAAGATTATCACTATCTATTTTAATACGTGTGGCACGTTTAACTGTTGTGACAACTGTACTATTGTTTAGATCTACACCATACTGTCTACCGTTCTCAGTTCGTAGCAATTCTATAAACCCGAAGTGAGCATCTGGTGTAGCATCTGTAGTTCCCGTTGTCCCAACGAGAGTGTTAGCATTAGTAGTATCACGACTATTAACAAAAGTTGTATCATTAATTGTGAGAAACTGTAGGTTTTCTGGTGCACTTGTTGCTAGATAGTTTTGTACTGTTGTCTGATGATTCACGCCGTTATGCGTATAGCTAGTAGTCATCAGCTGTCCATCGCTACAACGCCAGACTCTGACTTGACCGTCAGCAGCTACCTGTCCAATGTAAGATCCTTCTGTCTCATCACGAAAGTAATGGAACCACGAACCTCCACTCTGTACACTCGATAGTGCGTCAGTGCCTATACGTTTAGCACCCGGTCTTTTAAATAGACCTTTGGTTAGATCTGGTATTGCGTTTGTTACCTCTGTTACCTGACCGGGAAACTTTAGCTGGTCAGGCTGTTCTGACATTCCTAGTGAGTATTGAGGGATAGTTTGTGTGATACTTGCCATTATCTCCTTAGATTTTTAAATGGTTGATAAGTTTGATAAGTAGAACCTTCGTCAAATCCAAACATACTATGGTCGCCCTGATTACATTCGTATTCCATAAGAGCTGCTCTTGCAATAGCTTCTTGTTGAGCTAGTAGTTTTACCAACTGAGGGTTTGCAACCAGCTTTGTAGCTGCTACTCTTGAAGCTCTGTATGTTATGTATCTTCTGAAAACAATAGGTAAATCTTCAAAGTTGTATAGTCTGACTACATCTAAGTCAAGATCTTCTGTAAAGACATCTGTATGCTCCATCTTATCGTAGATGAATCCACCACGACGAATAAGATCTTTTGTGCGTCTGGTGTAGTTATCATGTAAATCCATGGAAAGTATGTCATTACCAATCGCTATCTTGCCATTAGTATCTATTGCAAACTTTACATGATATTCTGTATTGTAGTGCCACCCCTCTGCCTGCGTGTCTACGTTGGCATCACGGAGTAGGTTGTATATAAGGGACACCTCTGGGTTATCAAAGTTAAGAGTTGTGAGAGGTGCTTGTCCGATAGCTCCCAGTATAGAGTTCACTGCGGATAGTTCGGTATCGGTGTCAATAGTTGTGGTAGCCATAAGAAAAAAGGGAGCCGAAGCCCCCGTATAAAAATAAAATTAAGCGTTAGCTGGGTATGTAGTACCAAATCCAGATGGCTTAGTTGTTGTTCCAGCGAACAATTCAACACAAGCAGCTGGGTTTAGGAAGTCTGCTCCCATAGCTAGTCTTCCAAGGATTACGTCACCTTGGTATACAACTGAAACGTCACCTGAAGTTACCTGAACCTGTGGGCCGATAGCTTCTACAACACCAGCAGCTTCTCTTTGGAAGATAAGTCCGCATGTGTTTGCAAAGTCGGTTGAGTTTCCGTAGTTGTTGTTGATACCAGATACACTAGCTCTTGCATCTTCTGTAGACTCAGAGATGAATGAACCTGTGTTACCGGGGTCAATAGTTGCAAGGTCAGTACCAGCAGATGCACCTGATGAAGGAGCATACTTTGTACCATACTTGCTGAAGAATGGGATGTTCATTGACTTGAAGATCTGGATGCCTGCAATCTCAATGATGCCTTGTCCACTCTGTAGAGCTGTACCTTGTACGTCTCTGTTTACAAGACCGTTAGAACCAATAGCTTGTATAAGTTCGTAGTACTGTCTTGGGTTCAACACAGCAACTCTGCCGTCAGAGCTTACGCCTTTCTCGTCGAGAGCAGCAGCAGCATCATAGAAAGCTGAGATTAAGTGTGTTGAGCTGTATGCGTCGTCTGCATCTGAACCAGCTCCAACTTGGATCTGTGTTCCACCGGGCTCTACAAAGTTAGTCATAGAAACAGGAGAAGCCTGTCTAGCACCCTTTGCGATAGCTCTGAAGATGAGTCTGTCATACTTCTCTGCAAGAGCGTAGCCGATCTTAGCAGAAATTTCACCACGTAAATCGTAGTGTGCAAGTGTCTCGTCAAGTTCATAGACGAAAGCACTGGAGATAAGAAGGTCATCTATTGTGATTGTCTTCTCAGCTACTGGAGGAGCCTTTTGGTCGTTACCTAAAATGCTCTGGCCGGGTACATGGTACTCAGCTGTTGTGCGACCAGTGTAGATGAACTGCATAGACTTACCTGATGTAAGTGTTCTCTTCTGCACTAAGTCTCTAGCGATTGTATTTCTCTGGAAGCCTTTAAACATCTCTCCTGAGAAGAGTTTAAGATAAAGGGCTCTAGGATCGGAACCGCCGTTTAACGCACCCTGTCTTGTGAGTTGTGTAGGGTTAACGTTAGATTGATGATCGAAAGATCCGGGGTATGCCATTTCTAATAAGAATGATATTGGTTAACGTTCTTCAGATCTGAAAATTTTTTGGCCATTTTTGTGGTCTATCCCACCGTCTAGACGGATTGAGGTATCTGCCTTAGCAGGCTCTATCCAATAGAGATGGGAGGACTTGAACCTCCCTGTACGGCCTTACTTACCGATTACTCTTGTGTACTTAATGCCACGATATACGTAAGTTACAGTCATTGTATCTCTCATATATCCAAGCCCCGTTCCATGCTTGGGTGTCATGCGTCCCTTGCGGGATGAACGGACGGCAAGTTACTTCTTGCGTCGTTTGTGGTTGTAGTTTATACGTCGACTACTTGTCTTAGTTCTGTTGAACTTGGCCTTCTCGCCTTTCGACATTTCACCTGTAGTCTTAGGTGTTTTGGATGACACACGTTTAGATGGTCTGCAAGCTGGGTAGCCTTTACGCTTCTCACCTTTCTGTCTGCCACAGGGCTTACCAGTTTTGGTGTCAACCCATTTCTCTTGGAACCATCTACGTAAGCTCATCTTCTTTTCTTTTTAGTGTAGCCGGGTGCTGTTCTCTTTACACCACCTGATTTGACCTGACCCTTACATACCTTAACAGCGTATGCGTTTGCGTATGCAGAGGGGTAGACCTTGAACTTTCTTTTAGCAGCTGCCTTGCCACGTGGACATAATTTACCCATTAGCGTTTCTTACCTCCATGGCTACAGCCACACTTTTTACCTTTTTTATGTGCCATTATGCTTTACCTTTCATGTTTTTCTTTTGCTTTCGCTGCTGCTTAATTATATCATCAAGCTTAGATCCACCAGTAAAGTCATCCATCTTTAATCTTTTGATGAGGTTCTTTAGGTTTCTTGGGCTGATATCCATAGCAGTTTTATTGCCCATACGATCTCTGAACTCAGTATCGTCAGGATCATTGTCTTTCATTCTATAAGTTCTAGCCATTAGCATTTCCATCTGCGTAAGGCAAGTGCCTTTCGTGTAGGCTTGCCGTTTGGTTTTTTGAGTGGGCCTTTCATGCCAGACATGCGAGCACAAAATGACCTCTTTCTAGCCCCTCCTCCGGGCTGTGGAGCTTTGAGATTAGAGCCAGTGGCACGATTGTACTTGGCTCTACCTTTAGCTGTCAGGCCGCCTTTGCGACTCTTTTCACCTCTTCCGAGAGACAGGCTTACTCCCTTTCGTTTTCTTTTTGCCATTTCTAAGTTTCTTGAAGTCAGCTCCTGTGATCTTATCTCGGGGTGGTGCTACTCTTGCTATCCTCATTTGGGCAGCAGAATACTTCTTCTTACCAGCTGGCTTAGGCATTACCAAATACCGGGTATGATTTGCCCTGTCCAAGCGTAGTTGAGTAAAGCTGCGACTATGCCTATCATAGCTAGTCTTCCGTTAAGCTCCTCTGCTGGATGCCATTTCTGATTTTCGTGGTTGTGGTGTGTCATAGTTATACTGGGTAGTTGTTGTTTTCTTTGAAGACATCTCTCTTCTTCTTGTTGTTCTTTGCTAAAGGATAGATCAGCCCCGGTATTGGGAGCTGTCTATAGTACTCCTTTTTCTCTGGCTTGAACACGTCATAAGGTGATCGTGGGTCAGAGGTCGGCTTTTTTGGTTTCTTAGCCATTACTTTTTCTTTTTCTTGAGTTTAGCTAGCATCTTTTTCTTTTCTGCTGCTGTCATCTTTTTCTTTTTAGCTGGCATTTTGCCGCCACCGTAATGTCCGGGCATAGTTAAAACTCCAAGTCTGATCTGTCTAGTTTTTGTATTACGTCTTGTCTGTAAGCTGGATCTCTGTCGTAACGAGGATCATTCATCGCTGCGACTAGCTCTTGCTGACTGCGGAAAACGTCACCGCTGTTGTTTGGGGCTGTCTTTCCTGTTACCATTCTACCTTCTACTCCATTTGCATTGTCGTATTCTGATTTAAGTCCAGATACTGCTAGCTGTATAGCTTGTATACTGCCTGTGTTTACAACTTCATCAAATGCAGTAATCTTTTCTTGTGGTAAGTTAGACTTAGCCCAATTTATTATGTTAGCATATGCTTGATCGCCGCCTGCTGAGTTCTTAATCTGATTAATGTCTGATTGAGATATGTCAGATGGCTGACCTTGCTGTGCTTGAAACTCAGGGTTTTGTGATACCTCCATGTAAGCCTTGAGTAAATCTTGGCTTGACATAGAAGAGAACTTAGCCATAGTCTCAGGTGATAACTTGTTACCGTTATCATAGTACTCCTTGCTAGCATCAGTGATGAGCGTAGCACCCTCGGACATCTTAGGTGTATCCTCGGGCTGCTCATCTGCACTAGCTGTCTCTGTCTTTTCCTCTGTCTTTTCACCAAGTTTAGCTTGTAACTCTACATAAGCTTTTTCTAACTCTTGAGCGTTCTTATACTTACCAGCATATAGTTGCTCCTCCTGTTGAGATATAGACTCGCCAACAGCCAGAGAGTCTTGCTCTTCTGGCGTTAGATTGTCTACGGTAGTTACATTCTGAGGTTCTTGGTATGATAATGTTTCTGCCATATTATTGTGGTGGTTGTTGTAGGTTCATCAAGACTGCTGATGCTTGATCGGCTAGCTCTGGGTTCTTTTGTGGATCCATGAGAGGTGTACCAGCAAGTTGCCCAGCTTGATCGACGAGTGACTTGTTAGCCATATCAGCCTGTTGAACTTCTTTCTGCTGTGCTAGCTGCTCTGCTGTGCGTACTAAGTTGAGAACATCTATACCCTGTGCAGCTGCTAATCTCTTGATAGCTTCGCTTGGATCTATGTATTTCATCAACGCTTCTGGCCCGAGAACCGCAGCAACTGTCTGTATAAATCTAGTCAAGGCTTCGTTATCTTGACCTCTACCTAGACTGTTAATACCGGCGACTATCTTTGGTCTTACGACATCTTTTGGTAGTCTTGGTATCTGGTTTGTTCTCTGTAATATCAACAGAGTTCTATTAAGGTAGGGTACTAAGAACTCTACCGTTAACAAGCTGAACAGACCGCCAAGCGATTGTTCTAGCTCTAGCTGTGTAAGGCGTACCTCTTCAGCTGTAACTCTTTCTGCGTTCCTGATATTCATAACCAAGAAAGCTTCAAGTATTCTTTTTTCTATTGTTGCTGCTAGTTGTGCAGCTGTAGCAAAATCTGCTGTCTTACCGACTTGCACGACTCCTACGTCTTCTGGTCTACCCTGTATGATAGCTCCGTTACCAGCTTTGGCCAGTGTTCCGGGCTTGGTTGTAGCTGATGGTGAGACAAGAAAGATAACTTTACTTGCAACACTTGCTCCCTCTACTAGAGCCTGAGATAATCCATCGAGACTCCTTAGATCCCCAATGAACTCTTCTACTCTACCACGTCCGTAGTCCTCTCCGTCTACTGTATTGAATCGAAGCACTAACCATGGTGAAGCTTTCTTCGGTGCTGTGCTCTGGCTACCATCGAGGATCATGTCGTCCACTTCTTGATGCCACTTCCAGTTACCGCTGCTTTCATCCATCTTAACACAGGTGTATACCTCAGCGTCGTCTTCTGTATCACCATATTCCCCATTCGGGCTGTCAGTAGGTGGGGGTGATATACCCAATACTTTTCTACTAACTAATTCTTTTGTAACGATCTCTATAACGTTACCGTTGCCATCTCTTTCTACAACGTATCTATTGAGAGGATAGTGTTTCAATCCATCTTTAGCCATAAATATAAGGGCATTGCCAGATACGATAAGGTGTTTCAAGGCTTGGTGAACTACAACTCGATCGCTTGATGCAGCTATGTAATCCATAATCAATCTCTCTATCTTTGAGAATGATAAGTCTAACTCACTCCGCATCATAGGGTCAAGCGTTTCGCCTAGCTTGTCATCCCTAACTTGCAGTTTGAAGAAAGCTGTCTGTGGTGGTAGTATTGCTAGCATTAGTTTTGCTGCAAGTGTTACCACTGCTTTGGCTCCAACTGATTGATAGGGTTGCAATAGCTGTCGCTTGCCTGTAGAGCTGTCATCTCTAGTGACAAGATATGGTAAGGTAAGTTCAGAGCACTCAACTGCCATGTCCAGAAACTGTGTTCTGCCCGACGATAGCATTGAGTATCTTTCCCTTGCCTTATACATTTAATCCTCCAGTTCCACCACCTTCATTACCGGTGTTGAGATTAATCTTGAGAGCATCTGTACCAACTCTCTTGGCTGCTCCTCTAGTGTCGTCCATGGTGCCTTTCTTAGCACCCTCTTGTGCTCCATACTCTACATCTGCAATATCATCAGGATCTAACAACTCCTTTTTTCTTGGAAGTCTAGAAGCTGATATTAAGTCAGGCTGTCTAGGTTGTATAGGTGCTGGTGTTGATACAGGTGCCGGTGGGCTTGATCTAAAAAAACACATTATTCATTTAAAATTGATTTTATATATTGTACCACTTCCCATTGTCCGGAGCGATACATGATGGAGGCTATATCCTCCTTGGGGTGGACAGGATACCAAGCGAACTTGGATTCCAAATCCTCAACAAGTTTCTCGAT